CCCGTGAACTCCTCTGCGATCTTTCGATGCTTCGAAGTGTCACTGTAGAGCGCGTTCAAGGAAGCCCCAGTCTCTCCCATTGCAAGAAGCAACGCGGAGATGAGGGGATTCGGTACGTAGCAACGTTTGGACTTGTTTCTCACGGAGTGTCTCCATCTGAGAGTAAACGATCGGATACACACAGCCAACTCAGCCGTGCGTGTGGTTTTGACCCTGGTTAGGGGTCGACTCAACGCTCACCTTGGTGTCGTGTATTGTTGCCACAGCCAGCAGCCTAAGCCACTGGCTCAATCCATCACCTGCAAACCCGGTATTAAGGGCCCACAAGATGAATTGACGAATCTCCTCCCCTGACTCGAACCAATCCGAGTCAAAGGAGACATCATCAAGCTCACCGTAGGACCTTTCGCCGAGCTGCACCCTGAGGGGATTGGCACTGACCACAAGGACAAGTTCTTCGGCTCTTTCGAGTGAGACCCCCATAAGCCATGCGACGTCAGTAAAACTGACTTCACCTCTGTCTTCAAGGATCTTATTAAACCCGTCAGAATCAAAAGCTCTTTGTCTTCTCATGGTAGTTACCAGCTCCCTTCAGGGGTTGCAACCGACACGTCAAAGACGGTCGTAGCAACCATGGATTGGATTCGATCGACCAAGTCCTGCTTTTCCGCAGCGGTGAAACTGACCGGGAAGGTGATATTGATATCAGCCTTTCCGGTGCCGGTTATGGAACCGGCACAACCACATGCGGAGTCAGCAGTTGCCGCCTTTGGTACGGAGATTACCCAGCGGGTACGGTATGTACCATCTGAGTAAGGACCCTTCACCGATTCCGTGACCTCACTTTGAGCACCACCAAAAGTGGCATCTCCAGTGAGGGCCCACTTACTGACACCATTGCTGGTGCCACGTGGGGTGTACACTTTGGTGTTCAGCGTCATTAACGCTTGAATTGGCATGGCGAACTACTCACTTAAATGCTTGCAGCAGCAAAGATAAACCATTCAATGCATGCTTTAAGCTGATAGGACTCTTAACGTAGAGCCCGGGAACGGGAGAACCAGTATAACAAGTGCGCGCGAAGTTGTCGATAGTCCCAGTAAAAACTGGAGCATTGACACCCCTTGCGTCACTCGAAGTCCTGGTAACATGCGATGACTTAAAACTCGCCGTAGTTTTCGAACTGAGGCCTCCTGTCACGAATGAGTAGCCCACATCGCCTGTAAGGGCGCTGAGCCATCCACCGATCGGAAGGAACCAATCCACTACAAAGGAATAGCGAGTGACCTCCCAGATAATCTCAGCAGGGTTTATGAGGCCCAACTGGGATAACTGGACGAGAGCAGGGTTATTAACGCCATATACAAGGTGTACATTGACGCGCTGCTTTCGTACCCATGTTGCAGAGGCTGCGTTTACGCTATAGCGTGAAGCCATAACGCAATCCACTTCCTCTTCGCTTTTCGCTTGACCCTTGGTGAAAACTAGGGGTTTCTGCGTGAGCGATAGACGAGCGAGGTGATTAGCCGCGCCCTCTACATCAGACATGAGTGGGATCCAACCGTATTGCAACTGCAGCCAAGAATTTGGTATGCAGTGCCAGAGGTCACGGGCCAGGTTGCCACGTTCATATTTACGGATCAGATCCCAGATTTGCTTGGGGTTCTTACGCCGAAATGTGGTCACCTGTTTTGCTATTGTTTTAGCAGTCCCGCCGACAAGGTCAACAACCTGTTGACCCTCTGCAAGGAAGTTACCGAGGTGAAGCTCCTGATCTTTTAACCGATTCAGGGCTTTTACTAGTGCTTTGTTTTTTAAACCAGCACCAGCGAGCGTAGGAACCGGAACACCGTTGTGAAGGGTGTTACCGGTAGCCCAGAGGCTCAACCCAGGGTATAACGTCTCAAAGTTACCAGCGCGGAATATAGAGTCGCCCGATGTATGGGCGTACACCCTTTCTCCGTGATGGTTCCACGGCGCGCAAAGCCTAAACTTTGTGTCCTCCCAAAAGGAGGCATGCACGGATTCAGGCCGCGAGTCGACAGTCCATCCGACGTTACCGTCGCCGAGAACAGTGGTTACCACGGCATGTGTCACCAGATCGGTGACAACCTTGCGCGCTTGGTAAGTCACTAGCTCATTGACGTCACGAGCGGATGTATGTTTGGTCATGAGACAATC